AAACGAGGCACTTCATGCGAAATCTGTTTCCGCAATGCCGGTACACAAGGGGCAAGCATCGAGGCCACCCACTTCGGATGTCACTTCTTCAATCCGGTTCTTAAACATCCACTCATATTCACACCAGTATTCCACAACGATCTCCTTAGTGATGGTTGCAGCGGGACGCATGATGGTTCGCGCCCCGCCGCACTCTGGACAATCAGATGGGAATATCATCGGGATCGAAGTCGGGAATGCCATCGTCGGCCAGGGCGGGGCCGCCGAAAGGTGGATCGTCATTTCGTGCGGGGGCATTGTCGTTGCTCTTATACGACGGCTGCACTTCAACAATCCCTGGTCCCCACTTGGGCACGATGATCTCAGCAGAGTATTTGGTAACGCCCGCCTGTTCGTACTGGCGGTAAACCATTTGGCCTTGAACGAGGACACGCGTGCCCTTCGATACGTTGCGCTGTACTTTAATGACGTTGTTGTAGTCTACAGTTTTGGCGGGGTTGGCAGCCGGTGCCTTCACAATGACACGGTGCCATGTCGGCTTGTCGTCATAGCCTCCTGCTTTGTTCTTAAAGCTCTCGGATGTGCACACACTGAACTGGGCTTGGCGGTCGCCGTTGTCCCAAGTCTTCATCTCAGGGTCCGCACCCACGTTACCGATGATCGTGATTTGATTTAAGTCTCTTGCCATTAGGCAGCTTCCTTCTGTTTCTCTAGGGTTTCCGTACAGTCGGCAAAGATTTTATTCAGCTCTCCCGACTTATGAGACACCGCCGTTTTGATCTCGCCCCAATCGGAGCGAGAAGCATGGACGACTGCTTTCAGTGCGGCGATGTCATTCGCTGCCTTCAGGTTTTCAGAGATGGCATCGAATTTCTTTTGAAGTTCTGGCGTCCAGTTGTGGTCAAGCGCACGCTGCTTGTCTTCTTCTTCTTGTTCAGCACGGCGTTCGGCGACGTATTTGCTATCGTCAAACTTGCCAAGGAAGACGTCGGCATTGAAGCCAAGATAAGATAGACACTTGGTTAGCCCGTCTGTTGTGGCTTTCTTCATGCAATCGTTGTCTGTCTTAGTGTTGTTTTTATCCATGTAGAGGCCGGCCTGCCCCCACTGTTCAACACTATTGTCTTTATCGCCATGCCATAGGCGTACCAGTACAGCCGCGTCTTTGGTTGGCAGGTATTCAACCTGTGCGACGGTCCATCCCCATCCCTGTCCGGCGGGTCCGAAAGCTCTCGTCGCTTCCATGATCTGTGAGTGCGGGTCGATTGCTGTAAACTCGCGGCCGAACTTTACTGTCTTGGTGTAATTCGGGTTGGTTTTGCTGACTGCGTTCCACAGTTTCATGGTGTCTTTTGTCATCTTCCTTGACCTCTCGTGTTCTGAAGAAACCTTTATGTTCGGGATAAAGGTGCATGAAGTAGCGTGCGTAATACGCCGTGTGATTGTTCTGCAGCTTGAAGTCGTCGCCGTTGGTATCGACATGGGTGTGCCATCTGATGCGCTCCCATATACCCTTGGCTGAGTAATGCGTGTGGCCGGCATTGATCAGCTCGTAGGTGTAGTTGCAGAACAGCTCGAACACCTTCGGGTTCTTGTGATGCCACTCCCACCATTGGCGCTTGAGACTCATGCGGCTTGGATCGTGACCGACCCGTTGGGCCGGGACTTTGAGGGTTTGGACCTTGTGATCTTGATGCCGTAGCCTGTGGCTTCGTTGACATCTTCGGGCATGAAGCCCTTGATGTCTTTGTCCACCTTCTCCCATTCTTTCTTCGCGGCTTTCTTCTCGATCCACGTGGGAGCCAGGCGTTCGATGTCGGGTCCGAAGTTGGTGTCGGTGAGATCGATCTGCCTGTAGGCAGTAGGCATCCGCGGCGCTGGTGTTTCGTTGGTGTCGAACTCAGGCGGCCGATGGTTGTAGACGAACTCCCAGAACTTTTGGATGCGGTCGACCAGGATCATCTGGTCGGGGTAACAAGCCTCGACCTGGATCAGATCACCGAGCTTGTTGCCGTAGATAGGTGAGATCATTCCGTGTTGTAAATCACAGCACAGCATTTGTTGCTGCATCTGCCAGTAGTATCGGCCATAGAGCTGTTCAGGTTTGGAGAAGCTGTTCGTGTGCTTGGTATCGATGACGCCTTCATACGCTCGACGTCGACCGTTTGTTGCTTTGGCATAGAAGTAAGCGTCAGGTGTGGCACGGATGCGGTTATCGGAATACGCTACCGTGTTGCCGTTGGCCGCTTCGATAGTGTAACCCGGATGGATTCGTTGGAGCGCCTCGATGTGGTACGCTTCAGTGACGGTACCAAGCCCCACTTGAAACCAGTTGTCGCATTGCTTGGGATCGGATAGGTCAGGCTCCGGGATCTGATGGCTCTTGATGAGCCAGAGCTCATGGATTTCTTCGGGCGTGCCGGTCATCAGCTTGCCGGCCTCGGATGCGCCTATAAATTTCGTGCGGTCCTGCATCAGCCGATATCCATACGCTTGCGGATGTCTCCGACGTGTTCACGCAGCGTGTTGACCAGCTCACACTGAACATGGATATCATTGCGATTGATGAGGATGGCACTAGCCACCTTAAGAATGTGATTCAGCGAATCTAAGACGTCGATTCGGACTTCGGCAGCACGTTGAACCTCGGCGGTTCGAGCATAGTCAGCCACCTGATTGCTCAGATTGATGCTATCTGTAATCATTGACTCGACAAAATCTTTGGACATATTGACCTCCAATGTCTGTAGTTGTGCAGTATAGTACCTTCACAAATGAAGTACAAGAGGCAAAGCGAAACCGAAGCCGCGCCCCTACAGGGCGCGAGGGCGCGGCGTTCGGTCTTCGCTAATTTCTAATGATTAACTAACTAGAGAGTGCGAAAAACTTCGATAGCTTTGCCGAGGATTTTGCCTTGTAATTTATTTATTGGCAGGTTCTCTGAGCCATCGGCCCAAACGATATTTGGTGGGAAATACAAACCTGCCATCATGCCATTGTTAACGCAGTAGATGGCGATGGTGTCGCCGGGCACCAATGCTGCGGTCTTATCAACAATCAATCGATCGCCGGGAAGAATACCAGCGTTTGATTGCAATGTGCTGTCGACCTGAACAAGCACCATCTCGGCAGGTTTGTGCTTATTAGGTATTGGAATCTTTACTTTTTCTGCTACGTCCATCTCATAACCTTGCGCCGTCTGTTTGCTTTTTATGAGGTCCAGTTCTGTTAGACCTGGGTAATTAATTGAGACTTCAGAGAAGTCTTTCTTCTCAATTTTGATTTCATATCCTACGGATTCAGCCATCCGTGTGAGTGTGGCGGTCGAGGGCAGGAAGCATCGGTTGCCCGACAAAAATTCTGTGATCGTCGTCGGTGAAATGCCCGCCTTCTTCGCCCACTGTTCGGCTGAAAGTTGTTCTTCTCCTATAACAGTATTCATCCAGTCCAAGACTGCACGCCTTTGACCCTCTGACTGTTTCATGAGTCAGCCCCTCTTGTAAATAAAATTTCCTTCACTTTTACAGTGATTGTGTTAATCTCGTGGCCTGCCTTCATTAATGCAGGACCAGAACATTGACTGCTGTTATTCAATTTACCAGCTACCTTGATCAGTTACACCACGCCGCCGCCGCACTTGATGTCGATCTAAAACACGCCGTCATAAGTGCAGGGCTTGGGGACTGTACCTACTACCGGTGGAAAAACAATTCAACTACACCGAATGAAACAAAAGCACGGCTGGTTTTTGACACCATCATGGAGATTGGAGGTGAACGTGTCATCAGCTGCGCGCGTCAGAATCGCTGAGGTTCCAGAACGTGCGCCATACGCACACGGTCACTTGTCTCCGCTGATCAAGCAGCTGATTGAGATCCGCAAGCAGCGGAAGCTATCTCAGTCTCATCTTAACGACATTATCGGATATACCGACAATCTTGTTTCCCGGTGGGAATGTGGCGACCGGTTCCCGTCGGCCTTTGCTTTGTTCGCCTGGGCAGAAGCCCTCGGCTGCGAGGTCGTCATCAAAACCAAACCCTAACTTGGAGTGTAGCGCATGGCCAAGAAATCTAGGGATAAAGGGTCACGTATTGAACGTGAGCTTTATCATAAGTTGAAGGACCGCGGCTTTGATACCGCACGTGTTGATGCCAAGAACAATCAGCTGGGCATCGATGACAGCCACGACCTGGTTGTTGAAGGCAAGACCGTTGAGGTCAAGGCAAGAGCCGCCGGCTTCAAGCAGCTGTACCATTGGCTGGACCCGGTCGATGTACTGGTGGTCAAGGCTGACCGTCAATCATTCCTTGTCGTTCAACGACTGGAAGACTGGGCACCATGATCGTACCGCCTAAAGCAAAATGGGTAGGTCCGGTAATTCCAGAATGGCTGAGTGATAAACGCAAGGTCAGCACCAACGCTAAGGTTCTCTACGCACAGCTCTGTTATCTCAGCACCGACTACGGTGTGACGTTTGTCACACTGGATGCTTTGGCTGAGAAGACAGCACTCACATTACGTGCCGTCAGTCGTGCCATGCACGAACTTGAAGCGGAGAAGCTGATCGACAAGCGCCGTGTTGGCTTGAACCAAAGCAATCAGTACCGGTTCCCCGATCATGAATGGATGGAAGCAACATCATCCGATGTCATAAAAATTTCTGACTACAAGGACACGAACCATGACCGCGCCAAAAGGTTGCCGACCGATTTCCGATTGTCTTCCGACACCTACAGCTGGGCCATCGATGAAGTTGGAAAAGACACAACGCTCAAAGAACTCGAACACTTCAAGGATTACTGGTGGTCTAAGGGAGGTAGCTCTGCCACCAAAGTTAACTGGCAACTCGCCTTCAAAAACTGGATCAGAAATCACATCAAGTTCAACGCCAAAAAGAGCGGAGGTTTTAAGCGAGGCAGCGACGTCCGCGAAGAAAGGCAATCTGCAATCACCGCCGCTTTGGCTAGTCGAATGGCGGATCAGTGACAATCAACAGATACCGGTACCCTTAGCCGTCATCGACAGAACAGAGAAGCAGCTGACGATATTGATGGAGCCAGCTGATCCACGTGAGGGGGCAGCGGTCATGGAGCATACCCTTGAACTTTACGGTATGCCGGACAACTGGCGCCGCACGGTAGCGTTTTATCTGGAAGTGATTGAAGACTTACCTTTGGACATCATCATCGACACGTTCCGCACCATCCGACGCACATCGAAGTGGTTTCCGAAACCAAGCGAAATCCGGGACGCTATAAGTAGCGTTTTTTGGCAGCGGAAGATTGCACTTTCTCGTTTGCGGGTGATGCGGGAGCGAATGGAACCCACTCAGCCTGTTGTTCCAACGCTTTCTGGATAGCCACGACCTTCAGAAATTTTGTGCCCTTTGGAGCAAGCTTATCCAGATCACGGACCTTGAGTTTCTTTGCGAGCTTGTCCAGCTGCGGCGTTTTATAGCCGTTAAGAAATTCCTGTGTCCACGGGGTATCTTTCGCAATGTCGATATCGCTGTTGGCTATAGTGTCCATCAGGTGCCGGTCAGCTGTTTTATGATCAGCGTATTGAATAGCAATATGTTTGAGCGCGCCTAGTCTTTGTGCCGGATCTGTTAGATCAAAGTCTGATGATGTTACAGCGCGTGCACGTATCATGAATGTGATGACGTCTTCGAGTGTGGCTTGCTTCGCAAATGAATTGATGACGGACTTGGCATAATACTCATGCTGTTTCTTGGTTAGCTTCGCCGGGTCATCCGATTCCAGCTCGGGTTCAGAAGATGGTAGGGCTTTGGTTTCTTTAGAGCACAGGCTCCAGCCATTATCGACAACGACACGGCCATCATTTTCCAGGGCCATAACAATCCCATATTCAGATTGTTCTTTGCCTTCGATGTCACCCCAAAAATCACGGCGATATTTTTTACCGTCGATTTCAAGGACAGCGCTATATCCTAATCGTTGGTCTGCGATGTGAACGAACAGAGGCTTGTATTTTTTCCGCATCAGCCGCGCTGCTTCATCCTTGATCCATGTCATCTGCAAGTCCAAGAACTTTTGACGGTCGGTAGCCATCACATCTTCATTAAACAGATCGGTAATAATCGATCCATCATAGAGCTTCGGATCGAACTCGGCGTGCCGCATATGGATGTATGCATCATTGAGTTCACGTCGGATTGTCCATGCCTCTGTGATGTCGGCGTTGAACATCTGGAGTTGTTTCGTTTTGTCAGCGAGGGTGTAAGCCATGCACGCATCGAGGGTGATCTCATCTTTCTCATAAGCCTTGAGAATTTTGTCGTGCAGATTGCCGAGTGCCAGGCGCTGCTCAACAATGCGTTTGGTAACGCCGAACTGTAAGGCAATGTCCTCGATTGACGTACCGGAATGGCAAAGATCACGGAAGGCTTTGAACTGATCGACAGGATGCAACGGTGCGCGCACCATGTTCTCGGCCACAGCCCAGACACGATCATCCTTGCCATCACTGATGATGACGGGGATTTGTTTGAGCCCGGCGCGTAGCGCCGCAGCGAAACGGCGATGACCGGCGACGATATCATAACCGTCACAGTTTTTTACGACGGTCGGCGGCTGCTTGATGCCGATGGCTTTGATGCTGGCAACCAGCTCGGCGTCGGCATCCTTGCCGGCTGCGATGTTGCGGGGGTTTGTCCTCGATGGCTTGATCTTAGACAGCGACAGTATTGTGGTCTGCATTAGCGTCCTCCTTTGGGACTTGAGAGATGGTGTATGTGATGCCCTTCTTGATGCAGTCCTGGCGACACGCCAGCATTACCTGCCAGAAGGATTGGAACCCGTAGTTATTAAGCTTGCCCTCTGGTGTCAGAAGGCGGCGGGTCTGGTGGTCATAGACGAGGGAATAGGTGTCAGATATGAACCGTGTAATCATGCAGCGACACGATCGGCTTCGGTGATCGAGTCATGTAAATAATTGAACGCATCAGTGGCGCGTGTACTTGCCCATCGGACAATGGAGAGATCGTTCTTTAAAATTTGAATGTAGTTATCAATGTAAGAGGCGTGTTGTAACTCAGCAGTCAGTCCAAAATATCCACAGAGAAAGGCGCTTCCCATTTCTGCTACCAATTCCTCCTTGCAATAGGCGATTGACCCCGCACGCCCTCTTAAATCGCGTTCTAGGCGTGCTTCGTGGCCGGTCCAGTGGATCAGTTCATGCAAAAGCGTGGCCCAATAGTCCTCTTCGGTTTTGAACAGGTGGAGCGGCGGCATCCCGATCTGGTCGAGCGTCCATGTGAAGAACGCACTGGCTGCAGGTCGGATGTTGGCGCGTGTCTTATCAACGAACGATTGTATATGATCGTATTGAGGTACGGTTTCGACAGCGGTAGGCAAGAACTCGGTCGGACAGTTCTCGATTTGCTCGGCGTTGAAGACCTGAATGATCTTCGCCCATGATTGTGTTACCTGTTGCTCGGGTCTGATATCACCGTGGCGTGCGGACTGATACTGCCCGCCGCCGATATGTTCCCAGTCTTTGGGTATCCATTTGTCGCCGTATCGCACACCCTTGATGTGCTTCTCACCCTTACGCACATGGAGATCGGTGCCATGCTTCTGGTTGTAAAGAGCGCACTGCTTATAGGTGATGAAGTATGGACTGGTGTATTCCCGTTCTTCGGAGGCAAACGTAAAGGCGAGGATATTAAAACCGGAGTATGTCTCGCCGGTTAAAATATTTTTTGGGAACAGTTCTGTCCATGGCTTACGCCAGATAGGCAGCGGTGTCTTGGAATCACGCGCTGTTTCAAGACGCTTTATCAAAGAGTCTCTGATAGATTCGAACAGCTGGTTCGTTGCATTCATGGTTGTATCCTTTCCAGAACCATCGGTATTCACTGCACCCTGGCGGGTGCGGGTTCTTCGCTTGGATGCCTTTGAAGTAGAAGTCTCGAAAGGCTTGACGTCCGTCACGTTGGGCATCGATGCAGAGGTCTTCCTCTTGTGACTGGTGGTAGTCGTACTCTGCGTTGTCTTCCGGTTCGTAGTCGTACTCATCCGGCATGTTTGTCATTCCGCATGGGCGCTGTGATTTCATAGAAGAAATCCATAGCGATCTCTTTTGAGATGATGATTGAGTCGCCCCATAAGGGACGGAAGCGGCGGGCAAGAGCCTCACGTGTGTGTCGGTCTTTTCCATACAAAGCGACGTACAATTTGCCACTCGGTGATGGCCCTTCGATGTATTGGATTTGTTTGGGATCGATGTTGTCGTTCATTTGTATTCCCTTCCTTTTGATGGAGAGGAGGACGGTAATCTGCGCCCCTCACCCACGGAGGGGGCGCAGTTACCGTGCGACGAATAGGAATTGACTGAAACTCACAGGGCCGTGTAATCTGACGGCTACTTGCAGCAATGTTGCGCTACAATCTGCTGTTAGGGTAAAGGGGGCATCCCGGCGCGGGACTGCCCTCTTTTTATTAGGCTGCGTAACTGAATGGATCGTCGGCGCCAGCGAGTGCTTCGAGCCTGTTGATCTCAGCATTAGCCTGATCAAGTGAGCATGTGTAGATATCCAACTGTTGTTGGATTTGCTCACGCAATATATAAGCGTCGGTCAATTTATCGGTTACGATATCTTCCATCGTTTTCTCTCCTTGATTGTCGGCCAGTTTTCTGGTGGGTCTGGCTGGCCGGGGCCAGGTCGTCACAAAAAAAGGGCGGCCTGAGATAGACCGCCCGGAGTTTTCTAGGAGGAAAAGTAATACTTAGCTGTTGAACTTGTCGGCGAGTTTCTGCAACTCACTGCTGAAACCTTTGGCGGCGATCTTGCCGGACTCAAGTGCGGCAGCTTCGGCTTCGGCCTCGTTCCAATATGTGTGCTCACCTTTGATCATCGCTTTGAGCTTGGCGTTCTCATGTTTGAGAGTTTGCATTTGCTTCCGCAGTTCCTTGATGTTGCGGAGGTGGTATTGATTGCGTCTTGTTGCGCCTTGCAGTTCTTCACGCAATGATTCCACGGTTTGTCCTAGAGTATTTGCCATTGTTGTTGGCCCCTTTTTCTAGTGGGTCGGGCTTGCAGTGAATGCGAGCACAAAAAAGGGAGTGATCCGAAGACCACTCCCGGTTTGTGTTAGCCGGCGAGGCGTTGCTTCCAAGCCTCGGCTGATGCGGTGATTTTCCGCTTGCTGACTTTGGGTTTCTGACTGGTGAGTTTCCAATCAGAACCGTTGATGTCTTTGTAGGCTGCTTTAGCCAAGACGTGAAGCTCTGAGAAGTAGACTTTCTGAGCCTCGGCGCGTTCGACTTTCTGATGAAGGTCGTACATGGCTTTGTCATCGACCTCTGACCCAGAGTATCCTTCAAGGATCTCTTTGGCTTCAGCCGTGCAATCTGCAATGACCTTATCCTGATACTGAGTATCATTGTATGTACCGTAGCAGATGTTACGGATGGTTTGAGACAGCACCCACTCGTGGTCGGTGCTTCCGATGGCGGTAAGAAGTTCCGTTACTTTGTTAGACATGATTAGTAGTTCCTTGTTTACAATGTTGCGTAAGGACTCCCGCGGATCACCGGCACACAGCTAATGCAAGGCTCGGCCAGAGGCCGATCGCAAGGCGACTTGGCCTTGCATTGGATGGGGGATCTGTGATCGCGTTCGGAGTCCTCGCAACGTGGGAAACAACGGAGCTGCTTCTTGTCTGGCGAAGGAACCCCTGGAACTTCTCCGCAGGAGGAAGTGACGGCCGCGAGTGGCCTGGGCTGGCTACATGCCAGGAGTAATATCTGCGGAGCCCCTGAGTATTTCTGAGTGTTTCTGCTGGATTGGACAGTATTGAGGTATCCGGAGTGGACATTTATGTGAGTTGACAGTGCTGTATCTCAATGGCACCTATCTAACTAGGGGCGCGACAGAAGCAAGGACAGATATCCATGGTCACGCACCACCCCAAACACAAGCCATTACCCGTCGCGCCTGAGAACAGACCCCTGACGGCTATGCAAAGACGTGTCCTCGAGCATGTACTTCAGACTGGTGATACAGTGACGGAGACTGCTAAAGCCTTGGACATACCGCGTAATTCCGTAAGTCGTATCGTGCATCTGCCTCAAGTTGAGAAGCAGATGGCAGAAGGGATACGTTCAAGGCTTTTGCGTGGTAGTGCACAGGCTATGATACAACTGGATACGCTGAGTAGGTCTGCCAAGTCTGAGTACGTGCGCCTCCAAGCGAGTGACTCGATCCTTGATCGAGGTGGCTTCAAGCCACCAGACAGGCTCCAAGCACAGATACAGAGTGACGTGAGGTTCGTGATCGACCTGGGCTGAGCAGCCTTACACAGTAGGGGTAAGCCTGTCTGTCACTCGCGTCCATCAGTACAACTACGTCAGAGTGGTAGGGGGGGTTTAAAACGGCCTGAGTACCTCGCCATACGTGACCTCCGTGTATAATTCCCGAAAAAAGGTCCGCACTTCAGTTCTGTTGTTGCTGTGAGTTTTCCGTTCCTTTCCTTCTGTTAGATTTTGTCTGTGGGGCATGGTGTCCCATTAAACTTGTACCTTACTCGGTCGGCAGGGCTTCTCAGGGTTCTGTCGACCGTCCTGGTTGGAGATAGAAATTGGAAGCATCGAACTTGAAGAAGCGCATGGGTCGTCTCTCGCGTGGTTTTCACCGCCGCATGGACAACGATCCGCGTTTGACTTCGGTAAGTAGTGCTCTTGATTCCGTTGAGAAGACATTAGGGGACATCAAACGTGATTTTATCGTTGCTGAAAGCCAGGCTCGTGAAGCTGTGGCGCCTGTTTCGAAGCCCGCCGCCGCCAAGCCCGCCGCAAAAAAGCCCGCCCCCAAAGCCAAAAAGAAGAAATGAGCCGGAACAAGTCCGGCGCGTGAATAAGAAGAAGCTCAAGAAAGGAAAGTAGCTATGCCGAGTGGAAAAGGTACTTATGGCAGCAAGCGTGGCCGCCCACCCAAGTCGGGTATGAAGAAGATTAAGCCGCAAACTAAGAAAAAATGAGCTTCTGCTCTGATCTCAGGTTTGAGGATTTGCAACGGCTGCGTGAGGTTTGCCAGCGCGTGCATAAGGTTCACATGAACCGCGCTTCCAAGAAGTATGAGCCCCTGCCCCTTCATGAAGTCGACAAGTGGATCGAAAGCATGGGGCCGCGGATACGTGAACAACGGATTAAGATCGCTGTCGATAAGGGCGTGGTGTCATAGACCGTGTGTACAAACCGAACGGGGAGACATTGCGCGAGTTTATGCGTGATGACAGCTTCTTTCGGGGCATACGTGGCCCTGTGGGCAGCGGTAAGAGTGTTGCGTGCAGTGTTGAGATATTTCGCCGCGCTATGGCCCAGGAGCCCTCACCTGACGGCAAACGCTACACCCGCTTTGCGGTCATCAGAAACACCAATCCGCAGCTGAAGACGACGACAATCAAGACCTGGTTGGATTGGTTTCCTGAAGACCAATTCGGACGCTTTAATTGGTCGCCCCCTTATACGCATCATATCCGTGTTGCTGACATCGACTGTGAAGTCATCTTCCTTGCTCTCGACAGACCGGAAGAAGTGCGGAAATTGCTATCCCTTGAACTTACGGGCGGGTTTATTAACGAAGCGCGTGAGGTCAGTAAGACGATTGTGGACGGATTGACAATGCGGTGCGGCCGCTACCCGTCCATGGCTGTGGGTGGGCCCACTTGGTACGGAGTTTGGGCCGATACGAACGCTCCGGACGATGATCATTGGTGGCCGATCATGTCATCTGAGGCTCCCCTGCCCGAATTTATTACGGCAGAAGAGGCTTTGATGCTGCAGCTGCCTGATAACTGGACGTTTTACACGCAGCCGTCAGGGATGCTTGAGAAAAAAGATGCAAAAAGTGGTGATGTCACCGGCTATATACCTAATCCAAAAGCCGAAAACGTCGAGAATTTGCACAATACTTACTATAAAACGACGATTACCGGCAAAACCAAGAGCTGGATCGACGTCTATGTGATGAACCGGCTAGGTTCTTTGGACGATGGTAAGCCGGTTTACCCCACATTCTCACCAGAAAACCACGTTTCTCATGATCCTTTGATCATATCTGACAAGTTACCGGTGTATATCGGCATTGATTTCGGTTTGACGCCGGCGGCAACCTTTGGTCAACGCCTTTCTGATGGCCGTTGGGTGCTGTTACGCGAGATTGTTACTGCCGATATGGGCGCTGCCCGCTTCGCAGAAGTGCTTCGCGCCGAAATCTTACGCCATTTCCCTACTCATCAGCTGCATATCTACGGCGATCCGGCTGGCGACCAGCGTGCGCAGACTGATGAGACAACGCCGTTCCAGATACTCAGGGCCAATGGGATCAATGCGTTTCCCGCTCCCAGTAACGACCCGGTTATGCGCATCGAGGCCGTAACAGGTACGTTAAACCGCATGGTTGACGGCAAGGCCGGGTTTCTTCTTGACCCAAGCTGCTTGCAGCTGAAGAAAGGTTTTATCAACGGCTATCATTACCGCCGTATGCAGACATCAGGCGAAGCCAAGTATGAATTAACGCCAAGTAAAAACAAATACTCCCACGTTCATGACGCGCTGCAATATATGATGCTCGGCGCTGGGGAAGGTAAGCGGGTTCTTGGTGGTGACAAGGCATTTACCGTCTTTCAGGCGGATCGCAACTTCAATGTCTTTAACAGGAGGAAGCGATCCCACCGATTGAACGCTGGTATGTAGGCTTTCTCGATGCCGAGCTGCCGTGGTTGTGGCGCTGGCTTACGCGTCCGCATTTCCGTCACGTTTGTATGATGCGTTACGACCTCGACTTCGATGTATGGCTGTTTGTCGAGTGGTCATCACGACGATTGTACGTTGAACTGTACCGGGGCGAGGACGTTGACGGTATTTTGCACAAGTTTCGTGAGGAAGGTGTACTTCTCGCCATCGATACCCAGGCTTTGGAAAAAAATTCAAGGCCGCGTATGCCGCTTTACTGCGTCACGTGGGCGAAGCAGCTGCTTGGCATCGATGCTCCGTTTGTGCTGACGCCGCACCAGCTTGCCTGTGAGTTATTAAAACGCGGCGCTGATGTTATTTTCGACAAATACCTAGATGGAGATAATCATGGGAATCTTCGACCCGCCGGATCCACCCAAGCCTCCGCCCCCCGATCCTGAGCTTATTCGCTTGCGTAAAGAAGAACAGGAACGCGCCGCTCAACAGAAAGCTGATCTTGAGGCACGCGAGACTGAGGAAAGAGAGGCGCGTAAGCGCCGTATGCGTGGTCGCGCATCGTTGTTGACGGCGGGTACAGCTGGTTATCCCGATGACGAAATGAAGGATACGCTTGGTGGTTAATCCCAAGATGGTCATAAGCCGTTACAAAGCGGCAAAAGGTATCCGAGATCACTGGGAAAACGTCTGGCAGGATATCTTTGACTACACTATGCCAGGGCGTGATTCCCTAAAGCAAACGACGCGGGGGGATCGCCGCGATGATCTTATCTTTGACGAAACTGCCGTGGTGGGCGTACAGGAATTTGCCTCCCGCATGGTACAGGGTATTACACCAAACAATGTTAAGTGGGCGCGGCTGACACCGGCACCGTCAATGAAAAGTTTTCTGGACGAGGATGAACTCGCCGCCGTTCAGGAGAGCCTCGATAATTCAACAGAAGAAATCTTTGACGTTATTGAAAGCTCGAACTTCCAACAGGAAGCCCATGAAGCCTTCCTTGATGGCGCTGTTGGCACGGGCAATATGGTCATTGAAGACGGTGAACTGATTGAGCCGCTGAAGTTTCATGCAGTTCCATTGTCGGAAGTTTACCTCGAAGCGGGTCCCTTTGACCGGATCGATGCACAGTTCCGTGTCCGCAATCCAAAAGCTGGCGACATCCCGATCATCTGGCCGCAGGCATCGATGAGCAACAAGATGGCGGATTTGTATAAGAACAAACCGCAGAAACGCTGCAAGTTGTTGGAAGCAACCATGCGGGACTGGTCTGACATGGGCCAGGAAAAATATAATCACATTGTTATCGCGTTCGATGACGAACACGTCTTATTTGAAACGTCATGGTCAGGTCTGGGTTCATCCCCATGGGTCAATTTCCGTTGGGCCAAGAACCCCGGTGAAGTGTGGGGGCGTGGTCCTGCGTATAACGCACTTGCTGCGATCAAAACCGTTAACCTGGTTGTGCAGCTGATCCTCGAAAATGCGGAGATGGCGATTACCGGCGTCTGGCAAGCCGATGATGACGGCGTTATTAATCCATCCAACGTGCGCTTGGTTCCTGGTGCGGTCATTCCGCGCTCAATTAACAGCCGCGGCCTTGAGCCTTTGGCATCGCCGGGAAACTTCGATGTGGCGCAGCTGATCCTGAGCGACATGCGTCATAACATTAACAAGGCGCTCTATAACGAAACGCTTGGCCGACGTGAGGGAACGCCGATCAGTGCCACAGAGGTTGCTGAGCGTATGGCTGAGATGTCGCGTCAGTTGGGCTCGACCTATGGGCGTTTACGTTCCGAGTTTGTCGATCCGGTTATTCAACGCGTGGTGTACTTGCTGACCCGCCAGGGGCGGCTTGACCTGCCGGCGCTTCCCAATGGCCGCGAGTTGAAGATTGTGCCAACGTCGCCGCTTTCACGCGCACAGCGTAATGAAGACATCTCTCAACACGTTAATTTTGCAACGATGATCGGTCAGTTGTTTGGGCCACAAGCGGTTCAAGGCGTTATCGACTCTCAAGCTTTCGCCGAGCAGCTGGCCGAATGGTACGAAGTATCGAGTACATTGCTGCGTTCACCGGAAAGCCAGCAACAAATGGCAAGTCAAACCGGTGAGATGATGGCGCAAGCCGCGCAAGCGGGAATAGATCCAGTACAGGGGATTAGAGCACTCTTACCATGAATGCCGGATGGGATCGGCTACGGCGCGGGAAACCCGTAGCGACATTAGACGGATTTAACAGGGGCAATGATGAGGAATCGCGCCTGAACAGTATCTTTGCGGCAATCTTCAGTGATGGCGGCGGCAGAGAAGCTCTTGATTATTTGCGTTCTGTAACTGTCAACGCTGTCCTGGCGCCATCGCAATGTGAACCTAATGCGCTGCTTCACTTAGAGGGTCAACGCTATCTGGTTCATTTAATCGACAAGCGCGTAGAACAAGGACAAAGGGAAAAAGCAAATGGCCGAAGAAGCTCAAGCGGCTGATGTCGCGGAAGAACAAGAGGCTGCACCAGCGCCGGAAAGTGCTCCGGAGCCTGTCGGAGAGTCACTTCTTGCGGGTAAATACAAAGACGTTGCCTCGCTCGAAACCGGGTACAAGGAACTACAAGCCAAACTTGGCGAAAGACCCGAAGTCGAGCGAGACAAACTGATTGATGCTTATAAGGCAGAATTGCGTAAGGGCGTCCCTGAAAAGCCGGGTGATTATGTCTATACACCACCAGAGGGTGTAATACCGGAAGGTGCAAACTTTGAGTTCAAGACAGACGATCCGACATTTACCGCATGGCAGGAATGGTCGCATGAGATCGGCTTGACGCCGGAACAATTCAACCAAGCCACGACGTTTTATGTGCAAAACGAACTGGCAATGATGCCAAACAAAGCAGCCGAGCTTGAAAAGTTGGGCGAAAACGCACAGGCGCGCCTTGATCGCCTGGATATGTGGGCTGGCCGTCATCTCAGTCCAGAAGGATATAACGCAATTACTTTGGCTGCATCGAACGCGGACACGGTTATGGCGTTGGAGCAGATGATCAAAATGACCCGTGATCCTTCAATGGTTACGGAAGACGCAAAGCCTGATGGCCCGCTGTCTTATGCCGAACTTCAAGATATGCAACGTCAAGCGCGGCAGATGACCATGAGTGCCGAACGGGTTGATCTTGAAAATAAGATTGCTGACGGATTCAAGCGGCTCGCGTCCTCTCCCTGACCTCACCGCCGCTTGTGAGTAGACCGCCGGTAAAATGGCGGTCTACTTTACCCTTGTACCGGCCCGATGCTGATGGGTGGCCCTTCTTGGATACCCGCCCTCTCTGACTGACGACACCCGGATTGAACCTTGTGTCTCAACTTTGGAGGGCAGCATGGCAGCTCCCGATATCAATGACGCTTTCGTTAAGCAATTCGAAAGCGAGGCGCATATTGAGTACCAACAGACGGGCTCAAAACTGCGTAACACCATCCGCACCAAGACGGGTGTAGTTGGTCAATCCACAACCTTCCAGGTGATCGGCAATGCCACCGTTGGCAGCAAGTCACGCGAAGGTGATATTCCCGTAACCCACATCTCCCACGCGCCAGTGGAATGCACGCTTCAAGACCGCTATTCCGGTGTGTACGTGGATAAGCTCGACGAGTTGAAAATTCAGCACGACGAGCGGGGGGCACAGTCCAAAAACATTGCTGCGGCAATGGGGCGTGACACGGATGAGATTATTACCACCGCAATGGATACGTCCGCGAACGCCAACAATGTCGGATCGGCCGCCACATGGTCGGCAGCTAGCTCCGCGATTGCTATTATGGAGGCTCTCGGTAACGCATCCGTGCCTTTCGACGGTCAGGTCTATGCTGTCGTTCCTTGGGCTTTGTGGGGTGATCTTCTCGACATCGATGAGTTTTCTAATTCCGATTACATTGGTCAAACCAACATCTGGTATGAGGGTGTGACCGCTAAGGATTGGTTAGGCATGAAGTGGTTCCCGCATGAGAACCTGCCTGTAGACGGCTCTAACGATGCAAAGTCGTTCTTCTACCATCAGTCAGCATTGGGCCACGCCATCGGCGCGGACTTCTCGTTGTCGATGGATTACGTCCCACAAAAGGCTTCAACGCTTATTGCGGCAAATATGTCGCATGGCGCATGCATGATCGATGACACAGCGTGCATCGAAGTTCTTTACAACAGTGCTTGAGGAGGACTGAGCATGGCTTTTTCAGCGACCAATATGACGCCATTGGCTACCGGCAATGGCTTCACTTTGTGGCACTATTCGACGACGGATACGATCGCCACTGTCAACAGTTCGGCCTATTTTAACGATTATGCCGAGCGCATGAACGTACGGGACGTCATCCTCGTCTGCGATACCAACACGCCTACGACTAACTTCGTAACTGTGTTGTCAATCTCAGCTTCGAATGTTGTCGACGTCAGTGATGGCACCGCCATTGCTGAGACAGACGGCGACTAATCCCGCGCCGGGTTGGGAGTGGGCTCCGGCCCCTCCCCTCCCATTGGAGTAGTGTATGCCTGGCATAGCCGATAGTGATGTTTCGATTGCGTCAAACGCACTTGTTCTTATCGGTTCGTCGCCGATTTCGTCGTTTGATGACGATGATGCTGGCGCTGTTGTTGCCAAGAATATTTACGATGAGGTTGTTGAGGACTCGCTGAGTTCTTATCCGTGGCGCTTTGCCGTGAAACAATCAGAAGCGTTGTCTCGTCTTTCTACCGCACCCGATACAATCTGGGACGCTGCTTATCAGATCCCAACGGATTCTTTAACGATACGCCGTGTTACAGTCAGCGACGTAAACATTACTTATGAAGTGTACGGCGATAAGATTTTTTGTAATGCGGGGTCAACCGACAGTGTTTTCTTAAATTATATCTATCGTGTTACGGAAGCTTCCTGGCCGCCATACTTTCGGATGGCTGTGCAGATGCGGTTGGCATCTATTTTTGCGTTATCTGTTATTCAAAAGCCGGATATTGCGGGCGCCTGGGCAGATCGGGCTGACACGCAAATGCGTAAGGCGCGGAACATCGATGCACAGAATGACACGATTCCGTCGATATCCACGTCACGCATTATAAATGTTCGGAGGTAGCCCTTGGGCGCGCTTCGGACACTTCAGACAAACTTTTCTTCCGGCGAACTTGATCCGCGCATGATGGGCCGGGAGGACACGACTGTATATAACAACGGTGCAGAAACGCTTTTAAACTCTGCACCTTTGGTTCAAGGGGGTGTTCGCCGCCGGCCAGGAACAAATTATCTTGCCACATTGCAAGGTGTCTCACGCCTTGAGCGTATGCAATTTAACGAGACACAGCTGTACATCTTTGCATTTAGCAATACGCGTTTGGACATTTATGACGAGGCTGGTGCTGCCGTTACCAATCTGACCTCTCAGCCATGGACAGCAACAACCATGTGGGAGATGCGCCTCGACACGAACGGCGACACGACGATCATTACGCATAAAGATTTCCATATGAAGAAGCTGCTGCGAACGGGCGCTTCAACATTTACTATTGCCGACTTTGCCTTTGAGGCTCACTCAAGCGGCTATCCCCGGTACGAACCGTTCTATAAATTTGCTGATCCGGGCATGACGATTACCCCAGGTGCCACAAGCGGCACCGGCATTACATTAACCACAAGCGCCGATTATTGGACCAGCGACCATGTGGGTTCTATCGTCCGTATTGGCGAGACACCGAAGGAAGTCGATGTTACGGGGTATACCAGCGCTACAGTCGTTACGGGCACTGTACGGGAATCCTTGGCCAATACAGACGCTACTGTGGACTGGGATGAGAATGTCTTTTCTGCTGCCAAGGGCTATGCCCGTAGTGTGGCTTTCCATCAACAGCGTCTTTGGTTTGGTGGATCGCGTGATCTTTCTTCGAATTTGTGGTCATCGAAGTCTGGTGCTTATTTTAATTTTGATGTCGGCACGGCATTGGCGGCTGAAAGTATTCAGGTCGATATTGGTTCAAGCCTAATTAATGAAATCCGCCATCTTCATTCGGGTCGTCATCTGCAACTTTTTACCGATCAAGCAGCTGGATACATTGTTGAGTCTGATTCCAGCCCGGTAAGTCCAACCAACTTTATATTCCGCGCTCAAGTACCGTATGGTTGCTCGGACGTAACGCCAAAGAACCTGGACGGCGCGACAATCTTCGTTCAAGACACCCGCAAAGTTGTCCGTGAGATGATCTTTAGCGATACGCAGCAAGCTTATACAGCTGATGCGGTCAGCTTAATCTCGAACTCAATGATCACCAGTGCCAAGGATCTAACAATTCTTTATGGACATACGGCGGGGCCGGAACAGTTTGCCCTGGTTGTCAATGAAGACACTGCGGGTTCAATTTCTGTTTTTCATTCTATTCGATCTGAAAAAATATCTGGCTGGTTTCCGTGGCAAACGACAGGAAAGTTCATAAGCGCAACGACGTTGAACGAAGAAGTGTTTGTATGTGCCCAGCGTGACAACAAGAACGTGCGTGAAAACGGTACGATTACTGTCACGGATTACGGTAACATTGCTACCGGAACCACGATTACCATTACGATTGCGGACGGCACATCCTATACGTTTACATCGGAAGCGGCTGGCGGATCATCGCCATCGGCGGCGACAGGGTGGCGCCCGAATACGTCAAACGATGTGACAGCGGACAATATCTACACCGCTATTAACAGCCATTCTGTTTTTACCGTGGCAAACCCTTCGGCGAATGTTGTTACCATTACAGAAACGAACCCGACTGGATTGCTGACGATTACGACGTCGGATTCGACGCGGCTGGCTGTTTCCGCTCAGACCTATCAGCAAGTTTATTACCTGGAAAAGTTCAACTGGGATCGGACGATTGACTCTTCAAAGGCGCTTACGTTGTCGTCAGGGACCACCTGGGGTGGCTTGACGCATCTTGTCGCCAGTTCAGCCAGTGTCAC